TAGTCCTCGGGAGTGATTCCGATTGCGTCAAAGTCTGCGCTTACTGCACTAGAAATTGAGGCCATTACACCGAGTGCTACAGAGAGAGAAAGTTGTTGCATGTGATTACCTTTGTTATGGGCGATGCCTTCGGCCCGGGCTGTCGTGAATGGAGCCGCTTCGCGTCTCCACCCTTCGGGCTTCCATCCCTATCGCGTAGGGGTGCGAGCCTTTAGGGCTAGGTTTTGAGTGCCACAGGGCGGGAGTCCTGTCAAGGGGCGCTTCGCTTAAACCCTTGACAGGCCGCCCGCCCTGTTCCGTGTTTGCTTGCATGCTCTTTGGTCCGTAAACGGACCAAATTTGGTCGGTTTATATTGGATTGAGAAGCAAATCGAGTGTGGACGATATGTGTATTTGTAGGTTTATGATATCGTCGGTTTCGATTGCATTCTCATTGTATGATACGACCTTTATTATAGCGGCTAGGGCCGCTTGTTGATAGGTGAGCTTGGCAAGCAATTGAGCGCGGTTAAGCGCTGTGGTGTCGAGTGGACAGTGTGGTGACGTCGAATATCGTGTCTCCATAGTATTTTGCGGTTAGCTTGTTTGCTGCGGTTTGTAATTCGTCCTGGGCTTTAGAAATGGCCTCGGCGCTTAAGTTGGTGGTCAGTATATTGCCAGCGCTCGGCTGGTTGAGGCCGGGTGTCGGTTGGATCAAACCGGAGGCGACATGTAGCAAACTTGGGTCCGACGCGAAGTGTTTTAGTGACTGGAACATAGTCTCTAATGATTGGCGGTTTTGAAGGGCCGCTAGGCTGCTCTGTTGGAGCATTGTTGGTGGGATTGTTTTTTTGTTCATCCGTGCTCGGATTGTTGGTAGGCTGCAGATTATCTCCAACGTTTGGTTCGTGAGATTCGCTGTCAACTCGGATAGTAACGCCTGTCCGAGGTTGCGGCTTTTTTTGACTCGCCATTGGTATTCGTTCCTTTGCGTTGATGTATAGGCTTTGAGAATGTATTTCGCCATGTAGCCGCCTACGGCGCCTATCTGGCGGACGGGTATTCCCTTTCCCGTTTTAGAGTCTAGCGGCCATCTCCAGCCGGCTTGACTGTAGGCATCGCCGAGCGAGTATCGAACGGCGATAGGTGAGGACCAGCCGTAAGGCCAGTAGCGCTTGAGACTTGGCATTTCCCGTTTTGTTGGCCATGCGCTGCCTTGGTTTGGGTCCGAAGTGGTGAGTAGATGCGAGGTCATGTGTAGCACATGTAGATGTAGCCGTCCAGTTTTTGAACCCTCTTCGATGACTGCGAAATAACGGTGGTGTTGTGTTGCCTGCGCGCGCGGAATAGCCGCGCGCTTCGCTGCGAGACGTTCTATATGGCGAATGTAGTTGCGGAAAGCCAAGCTTTCCGGTGAGAAGACATCGTAATAGTGCTCGTCTGCGACTGTTAGGGTGTTGAATGTAAATGCCCATCCTAGTTTGTGGCGGTAGGCTAGTTCAGCTTGTAACTGCCATGTGTGTTGGGATGCGCGTTGGCGCTGCCCGGATTCCGCCATTGTCTGGGCGATTGCGGCCTCGAATTCATTGTATTGCTTCGGGCCAGGTTTGTTGTGGCCCATGACGTACGTCATTACGTCCTCGACGGGCCAGTGTACCCACTTTGGTGGGTTTATAAATTCATTATTATCTAGTCGTGATGAGTATTCTTTTAGGTCGATTAGGACGGCGTTTAACTTGCTGTCGTTGATGCAATGGCCATGACCTGCTTTACGCAGGTACTCAGCACGTCGCTTTAGCGACGCGCTGAGTGTGATGGCCTTTCGATAGGTTGCTAGATAGCGGTTCACTTTGGCCGCGGTTGTGATTTTCATTGGAACGGGTTTAGTCCGCCCAGGGCGGTCTTTGCGAATTTGCCGATCTGCGGCAGGTATTGTTTGCCCTTGTCGAATGCGAAGTTTACGGCTGATTCATAGCCGGTGAGGGTCATTCTGGCGGCCTTTTGTACGTCTGCTTCGATGTTTTGCCAGCGGTCTGCTGGCAGTTTTGAGAGGGCGATTCCGATTCTGGTCTGGTTGTTTACTGTGCCTGTTACCGTTGACATTTCGTTTTCGAATGCGTCCATGATTTCTCGCCAGCCTTGCTTTTCCTTTGATTCGCCGTATAGATGCCGGATCATTGAATCCGGCATAGAGGAAAGAAAGAATGCGTATCGGTCGATTACTGTTTGTGTTCTTGTGCGTTGCGTGCTGGCCTCTATGTTTTCTACTTGTGCGTCTGATACTATTTTTTCTGAAGCTAGTTTTAGCGCTGTGTTTACTGGGACTGTGCCTCCTGCTGTTTGGACATCTACTATTTCTTTAGAGGTGTCGTTGGTCATGCCGGTTGTTTTTATTGAGGTGTCGGACTGTACGCCCGCCACCTCTTTCGAAGTCTGTGCTTGGATGAGCGCGGTTTTTAATTGTGTGTCATTGTTCATCTGAGACGTCAGAAGCGGCACTAGGGCTTGCAAGAAGCCCTGACTATCGGTCCCTTGGGACCGATAGTCCGTGGGTGCCGGGGCGCTTATGCTCGGGGCCGCGTTACTTCCTAGGCGTTCCCATGGGGAGGTTCCGGCGTATACTGTATCCATATACTGCAGGTCTGTTTGCGCCTGTACAGGCGCCATTGCCTGCATTCTGGTGATCTCTCGTTGGGTATCTTGGCCGTGGGTGGCATCCTGATAGGTATTATAGGCGCCCGCCTGCGCGGGCGCTATGCCTTCTAAGAAGGCTGATTGTCGCGCGATTTCGCGCGGATTTGCTACGTCTGCTAGATTTTGGTGGTGGTCGAAGTCTTCGCGGCGTATGCGGGATTGGTTGGAGCCGATTCCGAGTAGACTTCCTATGGATGATAGTCCGGCTGCGGCGCTTCCTGCTCCTGTTAGAAATTTGCCGATTGAGGGGAGTGCTTTCGCGACTCCTGCTAGAAAGGGTCCCATGTGCGTATCCTGTGTTGTTGGAATTATCCAGCCGGGGCACGGCAAGGGCCGCACCCCGTCTGGTGGTTAGTGCATTGGCATACTGTTAGCGTGCCGGGTCGTAGTACCTGGACTCATATTGATCGTCTAGCGTTCTGTATCCGACTTTTAGATTGAGTAGGGTTCTTGCCGTACTATCTGCTACGTTTACGTTCGTTAGCATTAATCCGATTCCGAATTGGAATGGCAATGCGCTATTTCGCCTTAATACCACGGCTCCTCGCGCCGAGTACACTGATGGGTTGTTGATTGGATTTTCTTCGACATAGTCGGTTAGTACCTCTGTTTCCATCGCTACTGTCGCGAGAGCGTTTAGATGTCCGACGACGCTTGTCGCGAAAATTCCGGATGCAAAATCTCCGATGGCGCTTACTGTGTATTCTATGGCTAGACTGTCTGCGTATGGGACATCGATGGCCGCTTGAATGCCGTAGCCGCATTTGCTTCGGCCTGTATGTGTGAATGTTCCGCTGGGGCGGACTTGGATCAATCCGCCCCTTTGCCCGAGATTTGTGGTGTTTACCACGTTAAAGTTTGAGTCGGTTAGCGCTAGCGTGCTGCCTGTGTATGCTATCGCCGGCACGGTATCGACAGCGTCTTTGATTGATAGCGCTGCGTATCCAATTCTGTTGATTTTGTGCATGTTACTCTGTTCCTGCGTAGATGCTTGCGCGAACGTCTGTGACGTGACGGTAGGCCATTACGTTTACTCGCGCGTGTAGTTGCCAGTGTGCGAGTTGGGTTGTTTGAAATACCTCATTGTAGTCTGTGGCGCCGTGGTAATAGGCGTCCTCCGGGGTTGGGAAGGTGGCTTTACTGAACGGGTATCCGGGAATGTCGGCGAAGTTGATATGTACCCGGTTGTTCTGGAAGCGATAGTGTTGACCGTATGGTTCTTCGATGGCTTCTTCTGCTACCCATGATCCTCCGTTTGCGCTGATCCATTGTGATGGGTCCTGGGGGATTGGTGGCTTTTCGGCCCAGATATTGGGGTCGGCTAGCCAGTCGTCTGCCGTTGGGTTTACGTTGGTTGTGAGCGGGTGTTTCTCGTAGGCGTGGACTAGTGGGAATCGCACGAGTGCGAGGATGAAGATTGCGCCGTGCTCGTCGAAGTATTTGCGCGGAATGTTCATATTTGCGCGCCGTACTGTTTTGCCGATGTAGCTGCCTAGTGCTGCATCGTCTCCTCCATCTACGTCCATGCCGGACATATTGAACGTTTCTCGGAAGAGTAGTTCGGGGCGTTGGTCTGCATCTGTTCCGGGGTTTGTTTCCCAGATTCCCATAATATCGTTATAGCGATCGGCGAACCATGTTCGGTCTATTTCGCTCTTTGCCTGCGCCTGAGTTAGTGCGATGTCTCGGACATCGATTGTCGCGTTTGCGCCTGATACTGGGCCCAGGTACGTGAAGTCGTCGTCATTTAGATCGCGGTGCTGGCCGAAACCGTCGTTCACTTTGTTTCCGCCGTTTAGAATGTGCGGCAGTCGGGCGCAGAGGCGCCCGTAGCGCCGCCAGCTTCTGGCGGCTTCTGTGCTGCCGCTCGGAAGCACGGTGTAGTCCGGTGTGCCTGCGTCAAAGGACGGGACCCTAAAGTAACGGTCCCATATCCAATTATAGGTTTGCACGAGCCATCGCGGAATTGTTGCTGGTGCCTCATTAAGTGCTAGAAAGCTGAGATCGCGTTCTCCTGCGGTTGTTGAGATTCCGGTGAAAGTGATGTTTTCGTCATAGCCTCGTTTGACAAAATTGATCCAGTCATTGCCGTAGTGGTGGCGATAGGGCTGATAGAAGGCGAAGAGGTCGACCTGTGATTCTGCTACGACTTCTTTTCTGAACGGTGACAGCCTCATGATTCCATCGAGGCTGATCTCGAAGGAGTCGCCTGCGACTACTGGGATTACGGATATTGTTTGGAGTCGTCCGATTTCTCCACAGACGTGGGCATGGTGGGATAGGTCGAATGCGTTGCGTGTCATTAGATTGCTCCCGCGATGAAGTTTAGAGCGGCTTTAAGCCACTCTGGCGCGTGATCGATAGTGTTTACGATTCCGGCGATAGCGAAGACGCCGATTGCCCAGCGCTTTTTAACGCGATTCGGGCCGTCATAGATCGTGAATTTCATGTGCGTATCCTGTGATGTTGGATTTATCCAGCCGGGGCACGGCAAGGGCCGCACCCCGTCTGGTGGTTAGTGCATTGGCATACTGCTTTAGGCTACGTAGCCGCCCCGGAAGAAAATTTTACTTCCGCGGCGGCGTCTTGCCATTTTGATCGTTCTGCGCATTTGTTTTCTCCTGCGGTTGATAGAGGGCCTGCATGACTTTCAGTCGTGCGCCCTGGGCGAGTTCTTTGAGCTCAAGTTCGAGATGGACAGGCTTACCGTCCGCGTGTGATACGGTGATTTTCATGCGACGGCCGCCTTACGGAGTCGGGCGGCCATGCGCGATTCAAAGGCCTTGCGGCCTTCTGAGTCTGCGCCGGTGTCTGTGAGTTGACAGACAAGGGCGAAGAGTTGTGACGGCGTTGTGCTGTCGACGGTTTGGGCCTGAAGGCCCTGGGCGGCAAGGTCCATTGCGCGGGCGCCGGTTTTACCGGCTTCGGCAATAAATGCGCAAGCTACCTGCCGGTTGATAGGAGCGACGAATGTGGCGACGACTGCGGCCACGTATTCGGACGGGATAGTGAAGCGAGCGAGTCCGATTTGGTCTATCGTGCCGTACATGAGTGCTTCAAGGGTGGTGGTGACTTTTTTGCGGTTTCCGCGTCCCCATGGGGTTTCTGCAGTTACGA